TTTAATACCTGAAATAGGAGATTTTTTACTTTTTAGAAATAATTTTTATGAAGTTGATTCAAGGATAGAAAATCAACTTTTTATGGGAAGAGATTCAGATTATGCATTATCACAAGAAACAGTAACATTTGGAGACAGTTTTTCTATTTTATTAAATACTCATATATCAAGAGTTGACAAATTAAATTTAATACCTCTTAGAGGAGACAAATATCCAGGAACTAAAATATTAAGTGGAGGGACAGCAAATGCAACATAATAAAAAATGACAGATAGAAAAGACATAAATCCAAGAAGACCAATACCTTCATCACAGTATGATAAATTAAGAAATAATTTATCTGCTAACTTTAAAGGAGGATTCCCTACTGTTAATTTTCCTCTTCCTGACAATAGACCAAGTAAAAATAAAGGTACTCATACTTCTCGTAAAGATGATAATATACAAAATGTTTCAATTGGTTTACAAGATCATGATGAAGCTATAATGTATTATTTTAATAATTTTATAAAACCTTCTGTTATAATAAATGGTGACAGAGTAAATGTTCCCGTAATTTATGGATCTCCAGAAAGATGGAAAGGAGTTCAAAAAGATGGATATTATAGAGATAAAGAAGGAAAAATCCAAACACCTCTTATCATGTTTAAGAGAAATAGTATGGAAAAACGAAGAGATTTAGGAAATAAATTAGATGGAAATAATCCACAACTATTTTATACATTTCAAGAAAAATACACTAAAAGAAATCAATATGATAATTTTTCAGTCTTACAAGGAAGAAAACCACAAAAAGAAATGTATAAAGTAGTCATACCTGATTTTGTAAGATTACAATATACTTGTACTATTTGGTGTGATTTTGTAGCTCAAATGAATAAATTAATTGAAATGATTAATTATTCTTCAGATACTTATTGGGGAGATAGAGAAAGATTTCAATTTAATGCACAAATAGATTCTTATGACAATGTAACAGAAGTTTCTCAAGGAGATAATAGAATTGTTAAAACTAATTTTGGTTTAACAATTCAAGGATATTTAGTACCAGATAGTTTAAATAAAAAATTAGCTAGTGAAAATACTAAAAAAGTATTTACTAGATCTGTAGTAACTTTTGGTACTGAAGTAGTTTCATCAGGTGTTGATGATACACAAAGAAGAAACAGAGAAAACTTTAGACAATCCGCACCTGTAGCTCAAAACATAGAACAATCAGGAGAGGGAATAGGATTTCAAATAGTAGGAGAAACTACCAAAATACCTACATCATTAGGAATAGCAAGTGAAGTAGGAGTAGGCACAGCAACTGTAGGTAGTACATTTAAAGTAGGTAGTTATAAAGTAGCTACAGGTATGGATATTGGAACTGACTTTATAGTAACATAAAAAATAAAACAAAAAAAATGGCAATAGTAAATAAAGCAACATTAAAAGGATTTTTTGAACAAGGAGATATCCCTACACAAGGTCAATATTTTAATCTTATAGATTCAACATTTAATTTAGCAGACACAGATGCACAAGTATTACAAGGTACTATTAGTGCTTCAGTAGGTGATTTTGAACATTTAAAACTTAAAAAAGCATTTATACCTGGTATTGGAGTAGGCACAGCAAAAGTAGGTACCTCTTTTGTTGTTGGTAATACTTTAGAAATAGTAGGAGATTTAAATTTAACAAATGGTAATGTAAGTGCAAGTGGAATAGGACCTTATGGAACAGGATCTTTTATGAATTTAAATGTAGCAGATTATGGAACTATAACAGCATCAGGAAATATAAGTTCAAGTGCCACTGTAATAGCAAGTAATGTAAAAGTTTATGGATCTACTGGAGTAAGAGTATTTGGTCCTGATAATAGAAATATTACTTTAAGACCAGGAAGTGATGGAGGTTTGGATGATGAAACACCAAGTTTACAAACAGCAGCCAAAAATCTTGCTATAACTCTTGATACTAGCGGTGCTTATGCTGATAATATTACCAGATTTACAGTAAGAAAACATGGGGGAGGATTTTCAACTGCTGCAACCACTATATTTGAAATGGATGGAACTGGTAATATAACAGGTTCAGGTGCAATATCATCTTCTGGAGCAATATCTACTGATGGAAATTTAAGTTCAAGTGCTCAAGTAACATGTGAACATTTATTTTCAAGTGATGACGCTGAAATTACAGATGCTTTAACTGTAGGAGGAAATATAAATGCAAATGGAAATATAGTTGGCGATGGTAGTACTGCTATTTCAAGTATGGCCTCATTAGGAATTGGTTCTGTAACAGCAACAGGAACTATTCAAGCAGAACAATTAACTTCAACTGATGATATAACAGCAACAGGAACAGTAACAGCTGAACAATTAACTTCAACAGATGATATTACTGCTACTGGTGGAATTACAGCAGGAGGTAGTATAAAAACTACAGGAGGTAATTTATTAGGTAATAATATGGGGGCAATTCCCCTTAGTCATATACCAATGGTACCTTCAGATTTTGGTGTAGGAGATTTAGGAGGAAAAGATGGAGTTATGGCAGGAACTAGCATTAAAACTTCTGATTCAAGTATAAATTTATATGCAAGTTATATGATTCCACAAGGACTTCAAATAAGAACAATGCAAATATATGGAGATCCAGGGGTAACTGTTACTGTTATAGAATCATCTATAGAAAATGATACAGAAAGTACACTAGCATCAAGTATTGGACCTGGTAGTGGAGCAGCTTGTCTTAGTAGTACAGGAGATGGACTAAAATATGTTACTGTAAAATTAAGTTTTACTAATACTACTGTTGAATTTGATGGTGGTAAATTAAATATAGCAACAGCTTAATAATATAATGGCTTACAAAATATTTAATTGGAACAATGCAAATTTTAACTGGAACAACAATCCATACACCTGGAATGAAGTTATTTTAATAACTCAAGCTTCTGACGGTATATTTGAAGTAGATAATTGGGATAAAGATAAAAAGAAAAAACTAATTAAATTAATTTGTAAAGTAAAAGGTAAAACATACAATGAATCTAAATATGTTAATGATTATAAAATAAAAGTTAGTGATATTAGGTTAGCGGCAAAAGAAATATTAGGAATTGAAATAATGACAGAAAATATTAAGTTTTAATGATAATTTTATATTTATAACCATGTACAAATTATTTACCGATAAATCAGAACTTTTTGAATGTGATATTAAACTTCAAGGAGCAAGTTTAAAAAAATCAAAAGCACGTTTAGTAGTTGAAACACAAGACTACTCTTTAATGTTTAATGGTTCTATATCTCAAGGGGGTAAATGTGAAATTCCTATCAGGAAATTAAAAGGTTTAATTGATGAAGATACTACAGGTAACATACGTTTAGAAGTAATAGCAGAAGATACATTTTTTACACCTTGGGAATCAGATTTTGAAGTAGAAACAAGTAAAAAAGTAACAGTAGAAGTAAAATCACAAACACAATCTAAAAAACCTATTGTAGAAGCAACAGTTAAAATTACAAATTCTGAACAAGAACATGTGATTAATTTACTTAAATTGCTTGTAAAAGAAAATATTAATATTAAAAATATTTCATATAAAAGAAATAAACTTAATAATATAGTTGCAACATATTTAAAAGAAAATACCGTAAAAGATACTAATAAAGTTATAAGTGGTGTTTTAAGAAAATTACAAAAAGAAAAATAAAATGGTTATAAATGGCGTTACCCAACTTCACAGATCAAAAAATACAGGATACTTACCAACGAGTAGTCCAAAAAGGTGAAAATGGTCAATTATTTGATGGTACAGGTAGTTTAATTCCTTTACAAATTGATGGATCTGATCTTATAGTTTCAGGAGCTGTAAAAGCACAATCTTATATAGTTTCTGAAAGTGTAATAGTTGTTACATCAGGATCTACTGTATTTGGTAATTCAACAGATGATATTCACCAATTTACAGGAAGTTTAAATGTTTTTGATTCTTTAACAGCAAACGAATATAAGCTCCATTTTGTTCAGGGATTGGGGGGAACAACAGCTCCAATAGATGTTATACGTT